GTATGGAATTGTTAGCATTAATAGAAAAACAAGCAAGTCAAGCATAGGAGGAGTAAGTGAGCGAACTAGAAGCTAGAAAATATACGTCAATTCGTAATTTAAGGGAAGAGATTAGGCAGGATATGAGAGATTTTAAACTTTTATACAGTGAGGATCGAACGGGAAATTACCACTTTTCACATACTGGAGAGGTATATTGGTTTTTATTCTATTTAGGATCGCAAATTAACAACAACTTATCAAAATTAAAAGAATTAGTGGAGCAAAACAATGAATGAAAAAGAGTTAGAACAAATAGAAAAGTTAATAAAATATCAAAAATCATTACCTCAAAAATCTCAAACAGCTGCTAATGAAATCTTTTTAGCTAATCTGCAAGGAATGAAAAATGCCCAATTATGGAGAGCGAGACAAAAACAAAAAATAGAGCAAAATAATGAATAAATGGAATAACTTTAACGATGCTGAAGACCAAATGTCTTATGAGCTAATACCTCATAGAACTATAGCAAAAGTAGTAATGCTTATAAAAAAAGGAGGTTATGTTACATCAGAATTTCCGGATGGATATGCTACTAAAAGCAATTCTACGGGCAGTGTATATCTTGCCGGTGAGTTTGTAATCTTAAATGGTGAATACGAGAATAGAAAAATCTGGAGTTATATCGGTCTTCATAGTGATAAATCACCTAAATATGGCGAAATCGGTAGGAGTACGATTAAGGCAATACTTAACTCTGCTTATAGCATTCACCCAAAAGACAATTCTTCCGACGCCGTAAAGCAGAGAGAGATAAAAAGCTTTGCTGATCTAGATAATCTTGAATTTGTAGCTGAAATTACCATCAACGATAAAGGGCAGAATCCAAAGAATGAAATAAAAACAATAATTACGCCTGATCATCCTAAATATACTGAGTATATGGATAGTAGGAACAGCAAGGTAAAAGTAAAGATTAATTACAATCAATCTAAACCTGAGAAAAAAAATGAAAGGTTTATCGGTGATGAAATCCCATTTTAAAAAAAGGTAATCCATGAGAGAAAGTGCCGAAATAGAAATTATAGGTTATGTAGCAGCAGACCCTATCATGCCAAGTCCTGAGAAATATCCGGATTTCATAACGTTTCAGATAGCAATTACAAACAGCAATAAAGATACAATATGGTTTAAATGCCAAGTAGGCTCTGAAGGGCTAGCTAAGGTTGTTAGATCGTATGTAAAAAAAGGAAGCAGTATATTAGTTAAGGGGTATCCAAAAGTGAATGCTTACATTGCAAAAGATGGAACAGCTAAAGGTTCGATTGAAGTTAATGTTAATTATTTGAATTTATTAGGTCATTCCAAGGGGTAATAAGTAGTTTTAAATAAAAGAGGAAATATGGAAATAAAAGATTTGTTATATGAAATAGATTTTGCTTTGGATTCTATTCTACCGATAGAAGAAAGGGTTATTGAGAAAAAAAGTACAACAGAAATAATGTCAACAATAAGTCAACTAAGAGGGGGGTTATTAAGATTAAGAGATATTTTTGTTGTTAGAAATAATATTAAAGGACGTAGAGAATTATATCACCCTCTTGAAGCGTTACCTTTAGAAGGAATGAGAATGTTATATGACGATATGCCAGATAATTTAGCCGAAAAACATTTTAACCAAACTGCTTACAATCGGATTAGTAAAGAAAGAAGAGAGTTTTTAGAAAGAAACAAGGAGGTAGTATGATTAGATTTTTTCAAGGAATAAAAAGAGCAGCTGACTTTTTTAGTATGCACCCGGGCGGCTTAAGCTTTGTAACAGAGAAAAGGCTTAGGGATTTAGAAGCAAGTGTTAGTAGGTTACCAAAAGCTATATCAGATCGTAATTTTACAAGTATTATGAATTTGGAATACGATATATATGAGTTAAAAGAGACTATTAAAACTCTTCAAAGCACCTTAGATAAGGAGCAAGTACCTACTCAGATAGTCCTACCGGCAGAACAAGCTAAAACTTTTAGGAAGCGTAAAGCCGTAAAACTCCAAAAAGTAGAGGAAGAAGTCAAAAAAGTTAAATCCCTACTCACACAAGCAAAGGTTAAAAGGTTGTTTGAGTATCGGGATGGAAAGCTTTATTGGAAAAAAAGCTTAGGTCGCGTAAAAAAAGGTGACGAAGCCGGGAGTATGAGTGGCAAAGGATATAAACAGGTAAGAATAGACAAAAACGTTTATCGTTATGCGCGAATAATATACTTAATGTTCCATGGCTATTTACCTGAGTGTGTATCTTATATTGATTCTAACCGTCTAAACACTCGAATAGAGAATTTAAGAGAGGCAACTCTATCGCAAGTTAACTGTTATAAGAATAAGAAAAAGCTCAGAACCAATACTTCAGTTTTTAAAGGAGTTTATTTCAACAAACAAGCAGGCAAATATAAAGCTTCTATTGTTAAAAAGAAGAAATCTTATCATTTAGGCTATTTCGACACTCCCCAAGAAGCTCACAAAGCCTACTGCAAGGCGGCTAAGAAACTACACGGAGAATTTGCGCGCGTAGTATAATAGAAATAACAAAAGCAGGCAAGCACGATGAATACAGATTTTATTATCAACGAAGAATTTGCACAGCTTATTCCTCCGCTATCGGTTGAGGAGTTAGAGAAGCTAGAGAAGAGTTTGGTTAATGAGGGGTGTCTTAATCCATTAATAGTATGGAATAATACAATAATAGATGGACACCATAGATATGCTATTTGCATTAAGCACGGCATAAGTTTCAATATAATAGAAAAGACGGAGCTAGAAACCGAGCTGGACGTAAAGCTATGGATGATCAACAACCAGTTTAGCAGAAGAAACTTGCCAACTGAGACTAAGTTAGCGCTTGCTTATAGGTTCAAGGAATTTGAAGCACAAAAGGCTAAAGAACGAATGCAAGCTACTCAGTTTTATAAAAATGATACGGCTAGGTTAGTACTAACCTACCCACAACAAGAAAGGATGGGGGAGGTTAATCAGAATAATAGTACTCATAAAACATTAGAAGTTATTGCTAAAAAAGCAGGTGTTGGTTATAGCACAGCTTTTCAATACGATGCTATCCAACGCAAGGGAACAGAAGAGCAAAAAGCCAAAGTTGCAGAAGGTAAGTCTAGCATTAACAAGGTCTATACCGAGATTAAGCAGGCGAAGCAATCGGAAGAAGAGCGTAAGGTAGTTCACTTAAAGCTAAAAGGTAGTGGTGTAGTCGTTATTCAGAAGTATGTTAGCGGGATTTATAATGAATTGGAGGATTTTAATACTAGCAAAGATTTAATGGGAATCCGTCATGCACTTTTAAATAGCTATCTTGGACAAAAAGAGAATTTCTTAGCTTGTGTATCTAATATAGATAAACATAAAAAGCTGGTAACACGAAACTTAACTGCATTATCTGAATCGGTTGAGGATTTAGAATTAACCGTCAATCAAGGTAAACACATAATTAGGCTAGAAGCTCCAAAAGATAAAAAAATATCTAAAATATATGAGAGATATTATGGCTAAAGCAAGATGCGAAGAAATTGTTATAGATCAATATTTAAAGGGGAATATTAGCAATGAGTTTAAGGAGTGTATGTTGCTAGGACTTGCTGTTCCTGAAGATGAGAAACCTTTTGCTATGAATTTTAATGAGCTACTCAAGGCATTAGAAAACTACCCGAAAAACTTTCTTGAAACAATGGAACAAGAACTTATGCCCCTTTTAGATTCTATCCGTTTAGGGATTTGTACTGAGGAAGAAATCATTTCAATGTTAAGTGATAAACTAGAGGAGTTAGAAAATGAACCATCAAACTAATTATGAAACTATCACATGGGAAGAGGCGAGCATTAAGTTATCGCAATTAAAAGAATATCCTAATAACCCAAGAAAGATAACCAAGGAAATGCTGGATAAACTGGCTTCTCATATTAAGGAGGACGGGTATCATCAAAGAATAATAGTAGATAACGATTACACCATTATCGGCGGTCATCAACGCAAAAAAGCTTTATATATGGCAGGTTACGATGATGAGACTGAAATTGAGGTGTTAATGTCGAGTAGGAAACTAACACCAGCGGAAATAGACAGGTTGAATATCAGAGATAACCTAGCATTCGGTGAATATGATTTTGAAGTTCTAACGGAGCGATTTGATCTGAATGAGCTATTATCTTTTGGTATGGATAAGGATATGTTAGCGCCTATATTTGATAAAGCCATATTAGAAGAAATAGGGGAAGAAGAGGAAATAGAAGTCTTAGCGGAAGCTACTGCTAGGCTTGGTGATATTTACGTGCTTGGGTCTCATCGTTTAATGTGCGGAGATAGTACTAACCCGCAGCATGTTGAAAAACTAATGGATGGGGCAAGTCCGATTTTAATGGTAACCGATCCGCCGTATGGGGTTAATTATG